CCATTTTCCTCCTGTGTTGTTGGCATTTGGAAATCTGCATCTACTTTGTCATACAGTTCCAAGAATGATTGTTTTGTTTCATCATCAAAACGATTGATGCAAACTTGTATTGATTTTGCTTTATCACCAAAGATTGAGTATGCACGAATAATGTGAACCAATCTTCTTGTGCTGATAATATCTTCGATACCACCATCATAGAATGTTTTGCGGATTATGTCTGCCCAATCTACAAGTTTCTTGACAAATGTTGTATCTTTAACACCAACGCTTGATGCGTGTAGTCCAAGTAACCTCTCCTCTACCTTTGGGTGTGGATATGATTGCTCAAAGGTGACAGGAAATCTTTCTAGGAATGCTTCATTCAATACGTTAGTACCAATGAAACGTCCGTCATCAGATCCCTTACCTTTTGTATTTGCAGTTGCAACCACATTGAATCCTGCTTTCGGTGTGACGTACTGACCAATCTTCTTAAGGAATAATCCTTTACCCTCAAGAACTGGTTGTAGACATAGTATCTTGTTAGACGCTAAGTCAATCTCATCTAGAAGTAAGACAGCTCCCCTTTGAAGAGCTTCGACCACAGGTCCGTTGTGCCAAACAGTATTGCCATCAACAAGACGAAACCCACCAATAAGATCGTCTTCGTCTGTTTCGATGGTGATGTTGACACGGATTAACTCTCTCTTAAGTTGTGCACATACTTGTTCTACACCGAATGTCTTACCGTTACCAGAGAGACCAGTAATAAATGTTGGGTAGAATTGTTTTGATTGTATGATCTTTTTCACATCAGTGAAGTTTCCAAACTTAACAAAGTTGTCATCAACTGATGGTACAAGATTTTTCTCAACTTGTGGCATTACAGCAGGAGCAGCAAAACTCTTTTCAATGTTTTGTACACTTTGCTTTGTCACTTCAAGATTCCACTTACCTTTAGAAACCTTGAATGCTTGCAACTTTTTAGTTACTGTTTGATATGTAATATCATTCATTGCACAGAATGCTTTGATATCTGGTGTTGTGAACTCAGTACCGTAAAGTGCTTTTAGTTTTGCAATAACTTGGTCGGCAGTCATTTTAATCTCGAAGGGCATAATAAAGTTTGTTTTTCATTTGATATATTCATTATAATCAAAAAAGGAGGTTGTGTAACCCCCTTGTGTGCCACTTTATAAATTGACTTTTCCCTCGTAATCTATAAGTTCTTGAATTAGTTTATCCTTACTTTTTCTACGATCTAACTCAATTCCTACAGTACGACCATACTCTTCAAGTTCAACTTTAGATTGTTTCTTTAGATCTTTCTTAGGTGCAGGTGTCTCTACCGCAGGTGTTTTTTCTACATTTTCACCTGATACTCCTGATATCAAGTCTCCAAATTTAGACATTTTTTTTCTGGTAATTACTTTTTATTTATCAGTTTTCTCTGAATCAGCAGGTGCCTCAGTCTCAGCAGTTGCCTCAGTCTCAGGTTTTGGTTCTTCCTTTGGTGCATATACCTTTGCATATGCATTCATCATACCTTTAGCATCTTCTGGTGTAATTCTTACCATTGTAATAATATAATTTACCTTTATTTATTATGCCACCAATTCAATGAATTCGCCAAGTATCTTCTTATTCATCTTTTTATTCTTAAGACTTTTAACAAATGCTCTCTTGATATCTGCTTTAGAATCTGACTTAGGTTCAAACTCTGCATCATTTGCAAGTGCCTGTGAAGCAAGACCAAAATAAGTGTGATATCCTGCATCTTTGATTGCAAATGATCTTTCCTTTCTCCATCTACGCATTGTCTTCTCAACCAACTCAGTACCATATCCAAGATATCTGCGAGCAAACTGAGCACCATCACGACTTGACATAATACGAATACCGATAAAGTTTACATTAGGTAAACTCTCTCTAAGATTTTTAAGAAGAACATCAGTCTGGTTGCGATCATCATAATAATGACCCTCACAACGATAAGTTGTACCTAACTTTCTATCACGAATAAAACAACCTTCTCTAAAGTAATTTGTACCCATCCAAGTTTCGTGTTCCCAATCTCTTTTTACTTCTGTATTGTATCTCATTGGTTGTCCTTCACCATCAGTTAAAACAACACACTGTACTTTCTCTACATTATTGTTCTTCTTGAACTCAGGAAGTATTTGACGAAGTGCAATCATTGTTTCATTCAATGGTGTTCCTGATAATCTAAAACCAACTGGTGATTGCATCCAAGGATTATTTAATCTCCAATCACCTGTTGCACCACATCTGAATATATTCAACATCTGACGATCTAAGTCTCTTGTTCTTGTAGTTGAAGTAAAGAATTTCAATAAATGAAAGTTATTAGGAATCTGTACTTCTTTATCTTTAACTTCAACAACTTTTGGTAGATCATTGTCAGGATAATCAATCGTGAATGCATATACATCGTAAGGTATCTGTACTTTGCGACAGAACCAGATTAGATTGTAAAGTTGCTTCAATGTATCTATCATTACTTGACCCATTGAACCAGACCAATCAAGAATGAATACTAGTCCGTGGTTTTTGCCATCGGGCACCACTGTGATTTTCTTGAAAATATCTTCATTGAACTTATACGTATGAAGAGATTTGGTATCCAAGACACCAGTGCGACTAGTAGAAGAGCGAGCATAAGCTCCTGCAGATTTGCGTCTCTCGAATTCTTTGACAAGATAATTTACCTCTTTCTGTGCGTCTCTCTTAAATTTATAAAAGGATTTATCAACTTCACCAAAGATAGGTGTATCGAGTTCTTCTTTAGAATAATGATCCTTGTATTTCTCTACATAATTTTTACGATTGACATCGCAGTACTTCCAACCTTGATCCAACTGTTGATGTACTGTTTCATTATCAACGATGATATTCTCAAGTATTAACTCAGGTATTTCAATATACTGACTATCTCTTGTTGCAGTATTTGTGAGGTTCTTAAGTGCATCATTCAATGCTTCCATTGTCTCTGACTCTGGTTCTTCATTCCATTCTTGCTGACCCTGATTATCATTAATGAAATCCTCGAAGTCTTCAATTACTGGTTCGTTATTTGCCTGTGGTGTGCCACCATCAATATCTGCTTCAGTATCTTGTTGTGTTTCTTCATCACTACTATCACTAGAACCAGGTGTTGAACCCATCATATCATCAAGTTTCATTTCATCACTCTGCATCTCAGATAATCTATCCATCTCTTCTTTCTCTTCTGCTTTCTTCTTTTTGCAGTATGCATATAACTCCTCTGCAACATCAAGTGCTTCCTCGAATGTCTCAATCTTATCAATCTTGTTTACAAAGTATTGCTCTTCCTCAATGAAATCAATATCAACAAAGTTACCAATCTTGAAGTGTAGATTGATACGATCTGCAAGGTTCATATCATTGACATCTTTATCCTTTATATCAAAGAAATCAATATCACTTAACTCATTGTATGCATTGAAGAATGTCTTAGATGTGCCTTCATATCTACGCTTGATAAGTTTTTCAATTCTTGCGTCTTCAACGATGTTAATAAATGAGTGTGATACTGTGCGTCCCTCTCTCCAATCAAAATCAGGTGTGTAGAGAGCGTGTCCAACCTCATGACACACAAGCATATCAAATATACCTTCACTTGCTTTCTCCCAATTAGGAAGCGTTAGAACACGAGTATGGACATCGAATTGTGCAGTCTCTACATTCTTATGCTCTACAACTAAATCCTCTGTTGCAAGTAGTTTAGCGAGTGTTGATTTGATTTCGTGTTTCATCTTATCTTTATTTGATATACACAGTATAGACTAAAAAACCGCCCAATGGACGGTTGAATGGACACTTTATCAACTGGTTAAAAACTTTTATTTAATGAGTTTTTAAATGATTGATCCGTTACACCTGCGGGTGGTTTTTGATTCTCAAATTCCTTATCCTTTTTTTTATTTACTTTTGGTGGTGGTGGAAATTGGTCAATCTTTTCCTTTACTTTTTTAATGTCATTTTGCAATTCATTAAAATTTTTAGGTCTATTAATCCTAACATCGATTGCTTTTTTAATTTCCATTATTTTTTCTTGTTAGCACTTTCCTTCGCTTTATTTAAATATGATTGACCTACATTTAATAAAGTATTGATTGCAGTATTTTTAAGATTTTTAACATCATCACTTTTTGCAAAATTTTTAAGTTGATTAATATCAATCTTTCCAGACTCTAGACTCTTTCTAATATTTTGAACACCTTTATTTTTCATTATGGTGTCACCTAGTTCTTTAATTTTTTCTGCGTCTTCTGCAAACTGATTAAATGTTTTCATTATGCGTTCTCGTTAATGGCAGTTACATTCCAATTTGCAGTGGTTTTCTTTTCCCAGATGTAATCCTCTGCCTTTGCTTTTGCTTGAGAGGTATAAGTCTTACGGTCAGCAAATGTTTCAGTCCACCTTTTATCACCTGCATAGTAGACGTCTCCTACTCCTGCACCCATAATGCT